GATTTATTAAAGTTACTAAATATGATTAGAGGTTGATCTAATGAACTGGCACTTTATATTAATAGTTATTGGTATAATAGTTATTTTAGCTTATTTTATTAAGCAATTCTTTAATAAAAAAATAGTAAATGAATTAGAATGTGAATTAGTTAATGCTAGAAAAGAACACAATGAAAAGTTAGTTAATATAGGAATACGCTATGAGAAAAGTATTAAAGAAATAGAGAATAAATATAGAAAACAGTTGATGGACATTGAAGATTGGTACCAGAAAAATGAGAGTTTGATCAATGAAGAAAACAAAAAGGAATTTAAAAAATGTATTAATGATCATAATTATACTGGCAATAAGCTCGATCAGTATCTTAACTCTTTCAATACCACAAAAGAATGAGAATAGATTATTTCTTGAGAAAGGACAAGAGGCTCCTTTTAGTGGGCATCTTCTTTCTAACGAGGATGCAGCTAAATTAATTTCAGGTTTTGAACTAAAAATTAATAAACTGAAGTTAAAGGTAACTTATCTTGAAAAACAACTCAAAGTTAGGATCAACCAGTGTAATGAAGTTAATCGTTTAAAGTTAGAAACTGAAAAAGCTAAATTAAAGTTATGTGAAAAGACTAGAAAGATTGAAAATAACATCTATCAATCAGTTACTGAGAAACAATGTAGTGGATTATTTAAGAATCCTTATTTTAATTTTATTTTAGGAAATGTTAGTGGTTCGTTATTGGGTCTAGGTTTTTGTCAATTGAGGTGAAAAGTGTTCTATGTTAAGTGTACTGTATTACAACATCTGGGATATAGTGAATTAAATACATCCATGATTTCAATTGTTACATATAATGGAAAAGGAAAAGTATTTGTTGTTAATTCTAAGTTACTAGTTAATAATAATTTACTGAAAATAGATTCTTTTGTAGAAATAACAAAATGTATAAAGATAGTTATAGGTAATGATGAAATTTATGTTAATAAAGATCAATTAGTAAGGAAGTATAGTTTAGATATAAATATAAAATTAGCTGAAAAAGAGATTAATTAATATGATACATTGTAACACAAATACTTATAATTTTCGTAGTAGGAGTACTAGGATCGCGTTAGCCCCCTTTTTATTTATATATTAGATCTAATTTTTTTATTTATATTTATTATATATATATATAATAAATAAAGATCACGATCCTAGTAGTACACAGTACGTAGTACGAAGAAAGTTACTTTTATTGAAAAGGAGATTGTTGTTATGATTCTAACTAATATTTTGGTAAGAGATATAATCAAATGTTTTAATCCCAGTTCTTCTGAGTTACATTTCAGTATAGATGATAGTGAGATAATTTATGGTATCTATGCTCGTACCATAAATTATATTGTTCCTAATTCATTATGTCAGAATCCTAGACAAGATCTTTCAGTTGATTTAGTTGGAAGAAGAATTGATATTAGAATAAAAAGTTTGTTTAATTGTCTTATCAGTCCAGAAGTAGCTAAGGATAAAGTTTTTATGAACAACTATAATATTTCTAACGGATCCAACGATACTTTGAAATCTGTTGATTATTCATTAAAGATGTTATCTTGTCAGTTGTAAAGGAGATATAGAGTGACTAAGGAAGTTACAACAGTTGCTGAAGCAAGTATAACTATTGATTCTTTGAAGAAAGTAGATGAATTATGTGACTACCTAAAATATGCTATTACATATGATTGTGGTACATCTGATATAGAAGTCTTAGTTAGATTTAAAAGACCTATAGTTGATTCAGATACTATTAAGAATATAATAGAGAAAGGTAGATGGGAATCAAAAGTGATAGATACTTAGAAGTTGTAAGTAAGGGTGATAATATAAGTAACTCTTTATCAGAAGCTATTAAGTGGTGTTTTAATAAAAGAGATAAGATGAGGTAAAATTAAATGAAGTTTATTGATTTTGCAAAGAGAGCTAAGATGTATTTGATATTGTTTTCAGTTCTTTTGTTAGTAATAGTTGGATCTGTTATTTATGGTTTGGTTACTCAGTATGATCGCGGTTTCTTGATTGATGGTGGTCGTGCATACTATTATGATAAGTTAGATTTTCCTCTTCAGTTTGCCTATACAAAGGATGTTCCTCTTAACTATTTAAGTATGTTTGTAACTGTTATTGATCAATTAAATGATAGACTTGGTTTTAAGCTTATTAAAAATACTATGATTGTATGGGATAAGAATCTAGATGGTATCGATAGTACTATAAATGTTCTAATAGAGATGAAGGAGCTTAGTGAATTAAGTACTAATTGTGGAGGAACAACTATTATACATAGTAATACTAAAAATGATGGAAAAATACTTTCTGTTCATATTAAAATGAGAAGTGGTCTTACTGGAAATAATTTAGAAACAGCAATTAGGCATGAAATTGGTCATGTTCTTTGTTTGGATCATGATGATAAGAAGTCTTCAGTTATGTATGAATATACTGAAGGAAGATTAAAATATTTTACAAGTAAAGATATTGAGAGGTTGAGAAAAAGGTATAGGAAGTAAGAATATAAAACAGCTGGGAGGTTACTATGTCTATTTCGCTTGGTCACTTAAAAAAGAGGCTAGAAAAAATTAGTGACAAAGATAAGTCTTTTTTGGATAGAATAGTTAGGGAGATTGTGAAAGAATCTAATGGTAAAGTTTGCGGTACCTGTCTCTATAAGCAAGGTGTCTTTTGTATTTGTAATTATAATATAGATGATTCCGGTTTTGTTAGGGTATACTCTAATGATGCTATTGCTTGCAAACGTTATGTTGAAAAGGAGTGATAGTTAATATGTTGAAAGGTAATCATTGGTTACACAAAGCACAATCACAAATTTTTGGTAAAACTAAAGGTTGTTCTAAGCCTCCTAAGTTAAGATTTAGACCAGGTGAATATGTCCGTTCTAAAGAAGACAATCAGTTGTATGAAATAATGTGGTGTTTTCGGTTTGTAGATGATCCTAGTGTTTGGGTGTTTACTTTAGAAGAGAGAAGGTTTGTAGGTGACTGCCCTAATCCTAATTTTGTTAGACTATGTGAAAATTTAAGTAATAGTGATGTTCCTAAAAATAGTGATAGGATCTTATGGCAACCTATTTATAGGAATACTAACTTTGATGCTAACGACTATTTTCATGGTGATAGAGTAGCTGTAATAAACAAGAAGATGTTGAACAAATTTGAAAGGGTTGAAAAATGAAAGTTTATGTAATTCTGAATCGTATGTTTGGTATTACTCATGTTCATAGTATTTGGTTTTCTAGAAAAAATGCTGAGGAATGTATGAAAGAATTAGAAGATGATTTTATAGGAGATACTTCAGCAAGTAAGTTTCCTTTTGACTTGATTGAGAGTACTGTTTCAGATTCATTAAAATTTGAATTGGAAGTGGGCGATGAAGTTAAAAATGTTAAGATTGAATTAGGTGGAGAAGATATTACAAATTGGTGATCGATTGATTTTGAAAGGAGTTATAAATTGTTACTTCAAATGAAAGTTTATATTGTAGTAGAAGCACTATACTACGAGGTGTTTGTTAATAGTGTTTGGTTAGATAAGGAAAACGTGTTAGAAAGAAAAAAAGAACTTGAGGAATCTTTTGACATAGAAGATTATGAAGGTTCACTTATGGAAGATAGAGTAACGGTTAACAATATAAACCCATATAATGTTGTTGAGTTAAATATTGATGTACATAATTTAGTTAAAGACATTGATTTTAAGTTAATTTAACTTTGGTGTAACTATGAAAAGCTTAAAACAGCAAGCTATCGATCTGAACCTCAAGGGACCTGACGGAGGCTGGGCATGGTATTGGATCCCAGGAGACGAAAGATATGTGACCTCAGCATTGCCTTCAGAGGCCCCAGAACCGTCTGTAAGGGCTGTCTGGCCTCTTGACAATGGTTTGGTCCCTAAAGTTTATCGATTCGATTCTGGGCCTCATCCAAGAGGGATCGGGTATAAGAGGGGAGGAGGGTCTAGAGCACACACAGGGATTGATCTTAGGGCTAGAAAAGGCGATACTGTTTTAGCTGTTGATGACGGAACAATAGTTAGTTTTTATCATTTTTATAGAAATACTTTTGCTTTATTCATTAATCATGGTAGTTATATAGTTAATTATGGCGAGGTTGATAAAAATAGTTTGGATCGTTTTGGCTTAGTTTCCCCGTGGGGTAACACTAGTAAAAACGATTCTAAAAAGTCTACAGGTCAAAACGGGTCTACAGTAAAAGCTGGACAACCTATTGCAATAGTTGGTAAGATGTATCGTAGCTCTATGTTGCATTTTGAGATGTATTCCTCTGGTAAGACAAACCAGCCTTGGGTAGGTTTTCCTAGTGGATCTGCTCCAAGTAGATTGTTAGATCCTACAAATTTCCTATTAACTTTAGCTAATAGAAAGATAGCAGGAACAACTGTTGTTAAGGAACCAACTGTTAAGACACAAGCTTGTAGATAATGAAAGTAACAAACAAACAGTTACAGTATAAGTTATTAAGGAGTGGTTATTTTGGTAATACAGTTATGATCTGGGATTCTCCAGATGAAGTACTGGTCAGTGGGTATAAAGGTTTTGTAAATATTAGAGGAAGGAATGTGCCTGGATTCGGTGCACATTGCGGTATCATTCCTAATGAATTAGAAGGTATATTTAACAAGAAGTTAGTTGAATATAATTTAAGAAGAGATCAGTTAGTTATTTCTGAAGATGTTCCAGATCATTCTAGGACTATTCAAGGTGAGTTACTTTATAATTGTATTGATAATCTTTTTTATTTTAAGTATACTTTTGTTAAGGATGTAATGGGTAAGGTATTTCGTAATAATCCTGGAGATTGTTATGAGTCAGTAGGCTTAAAAACTATAAATTTGCTTAAACAATACTTATCTTATTCTAGTTATGACGATATTATAGAATTAATGTATAGATTTCCAGATCATGTAGTAGAAGTTTCTGTGTTTAATCGTTCTATTGGGTATTTGAAAGGTAGAAACCATGTAATTTGGGAAGTGAGGTATTATTGATGAAAGTAATTAATTTGAGTGAGATTATAAGAAGGAGTGAGTTGTCTATTGAGGATGAGGAGATATTGGTTATGTCTGTTGGAAGGAATTCTGAAGAACTACCTCCTGAAAATCATAGTATTGATTGTCCTGTCCATTACAATGCATCGATATGTTGTGTTTGGCCTATAGCAATTTGTGTGTCTGATAATTATAAATTTCCTAAATTGAAAGGTTTAGTTACCAATGAAGATTAGAGTTATTTGTGATTTTTGTGGTTGGACAAATATTGATGCGTATAAGGAATTAGATTGTATTTATGAACTTGATCCTGATAGTGAATGTACTATTGAAGATATTTGGTGTAATCATGATATGAGTTGCGAAGATAAGTTAAAATGGGAAGAAGAAAATATACACTTAAATGTAAGGTAAATTAAATTAATGTCTTTTACATCTAGATTAAAGAAACTATTTGGGTTAGATAGAAAAGTTAGTACTTCGGATTCTCCTAGAAGTAAACTTGATAATCAATATGTTGATCCTAATGTTGTTAATCCAGCAACTTTGTACTATGATGTTATGAACTTATCTCATCAGAAAAGACAAGAAAGATACGATGTCTATAACGCGATGGATGAGATGGTTGATATTTCTAGTATTTTAGATGCATATGCTGAAGATGCTACCCAGATGGATAATAGAACTAAAAAAACTATTTGGGTTGAAGCGAAAGATAAGAAAACACAAGATACTCTTAATGATTTATTACATAATAGATTAAATACTGAAGAGACAGTTGAAAGTACTTGTAGAGATGTTGCTAAATATGGTGATGATTGTGCAAGAATATTTGGTGATAATAGGAATGGTATAACTTCGTTAAAATGGAGAGATCCGGGAGACATAGAAAGAATTGAAACTCAGACTGGGTTATTAATAGGATTTGAAGAACTAAAAAGTTTACCTGCTTATCAACAAAAGGTTTCTGCTGCTATTAGTGATAAGAAAGATGTGTTTTCTATTAAACCTACTTATAAGCCATGGGATATAATACATTTTAGAATTTATCGTAAAAAACGTTTACCTTATGAAAAAATACATAATGTATATGGTACGAGTGTCTTAGCATCCTCAGATAGAATAGCCAAGCAAGTAAAGATATTAGATGATCTGTTGATGATTATGAGATTAACAAGATCTCTTGATCGTAAAACATATTATATTGATGTTGGTAGATCTCCTATTGAAGAGGAAATAAAAATTCTTAAGAGATGGCGTAAAGCTCTTAGTGGTAGAATTAATTATGTGGATCCTGCTACTGGTAGGTTTGACTCTAGATTTGATCCTTTTGCATGGACAGCTAATGAGTATTGGCCAACTAAAGAAAACAAAAATAGTAAAGTCGAAGTAACTCCTGGGTTGACTAATGTTAGTGATATAGTAGATATAGATCATTTTGATGATAAGTTATTTGGTTCTCTAAGAGCACCTAAAGCATATTTTGGAAGAGAAGGTGACGTCGAACATAAACAAAGTCTTTCTGGGCAATCAATTAAATGGGCAAGAGCAGTACAGTCTATTCAAAGATCAGTAATTAATGGTTATACAAGGATGTGTCAGATACATCTTAGTTACCTTAATATGGATCCAGATAAGAGTAAGTTTAATGTTCTTATGGTTCCACCTTCGCTTATTGAGTTACTAAATAAACTAGAAGCATGGCAGAATGTTGTTGACGTTGCGGAAAGACTTTCAGCTTTAGGAGAGACTTTAAACCTTAATAAGTATGATTGGACGGAATACATTCTTGAAAATGTTATGTGGTTTACTGATCAAGAAGCAAGAAAATTTCTTAAGAAAGTACCCAAAGATGTTGGTATGGGTGACGAGGAAGGAGGGGAGGTTCTTCCTAGACCTAAGAAAGAACCTGAAGAGGAACCGAAAGAAGAACCAGAAATAGAGCCTGAAGAACCTGCTGATGAAGAATAATGCTATCTATTGATCAATTAGAAAATAGAATATTGTTAGGTGATTGTTTAAAAGTAATGGAAAAGATCCCAGATCAATCGATAGATATGATTTTGTGTGATCTTCCATATGGAACAACAGCTTGTAAATGGGATACTATAATCGATTTAGATAGATTATGGAAACAGTATAAAAGAATTATTAAAGATAATTCTGCTGTTGTATTAACAGCATCTCAACCATTTACTAGTGTCTTGGGTTCATCAAATCTAGTTAATCTAAAATATTCTTGGGTATGGAAAAAGTCTAGACCTACTGGGCATTTAAACGCAAAGAAAATGTCATTAAAGAATATTGAAGATATTTTAGTTTTTTATAATAAACAGTCTACATATAATCCGTAAGGTATTAAGAATTGTAATTTGTTACAACATAATTCATTGAGTGACTCAATGAGAGGTGTTATAACTGAACCGGCTAGTGTTGTTACTTGAGGAATTTTATTTGCTTCGTATAATCAAACAAAGACAAATTATCCTAGACAAATAATAGATATTTCATCAGAAGGTAAAACAGTACATCCTACACAAAAACCGGTAGCCTTATTTGAATATCTGATTAAGACATATACTAATGAATGTGATCTTGTTCTAGATAGTTGTATTGGAAGAGGAACAACAGCCATTGCTTGTCTTAAAAATAATAGAAGATTCGTTGGTATAGAAAAAGAAATTAATTATGTGAAGGTAGCTAAACAAAGAATTAAAGATTATCTAGAAAGTTTAAAAACTAAGAATCTTGATGATATGAACGATCATGAATTAGAGTTATTATTAAGTATGGAAAGTTGACTTTAATAGGTTATTATTGTGATTAGTAAGCATGTAGAAATTATTGAAGATGCTATTCTTGAATCTAAGAGTCTTATTTCAGCATCGCCTTATGGGAGACTGAAGAAAGATGCTGATTATAAGAGAGCAGCGTCTAAGAAAAGATTTAAGGCCAGTAGAAGAGCACATGCAAAGAAAGCAAAAGAAGGATTAGAAAAGGAGATAAAGTCCTTTAGAAGTGCGATGAGTAAAAATATAAGATCTTATATGAATGATAAGATTACTTTTACTCGTCTTAAATCTAGATCTTCTATTTTATTTAAGGAAATTGTATCAAAGATTTTTCAGTTAGGTACAAAATCAGCAGGTTTAGTAAAAGCTAACGGATCTCTTTATGACCTTACTTTAAACGATAAAAAATGGGTAAAGTCATATGTAAAGGAAGAATTAGGATATTTTAATAAATTTTTAGATAAAGTAAAAACTAAGAATATTTTATTTAAAGAAGTAGATAGAAGAGTAAAGAATTATTCTGAATCCCTAAGATCTGTTTTCGAATCATCTCATATGATGACAATAGGTAAGGACACAATTATTTATTGGACATTAGAGAGCGATAATCCTTGTCCAGATTGTGTTGAACTAGCAAGAAACAATCCATATACAGCTGATACATTACCAACAACACCAAAGGCTGGGGATACAGTTTGTCGTAATTATTGTTATTGTACTCTTAGAACTGAGGAGGTAGATATTTCTGTTGTGAGACAAGTTAGAAAAACTAAAACTAAAGCATTTACTAAAGGTTTGCTAAAGAGGTTAAAACAAAGAACTAGAAAAAAGAAGTAATGAAGAAAAAATATAGTAGATTAGTTAGAATGTTTAAGGATCAGTATCTTAGAGTATGTATTTACGAAAATGCATATATTAATGTTACTTTTTATGATGTAGTTATATTTAGAAAAGTTAGAGATAATTATGTCAGGGGAGCTAATTTGAAACCTCAAGATATACCTGTGCTATCTAAATTGTTGAATGAAGTTAATTCATTTTTTGAATCAACTGATAGATCTTAAATAATCCTATTACTTAATCAAAAAGTAGTTGACAAACTAGAAAGATTGTGTAAACATGCATAATACGGTTGTAATTACAGTTTTGAACGATAGGAGCTGTTAATGAAAGACGTTATAAGTTTCAACGTAAGTAGGATTGTGGTTCAATTAGATGTAGGTGTTGATACAGTCCTTATCTACACAAAAGACTATCCCCCACCAGAAAGAATATGTTCAGAATGTACAGACGATGTTTATGAATACTTATGTCTGACATTTAAAGTTGCTAAGAATTATGGTGTTAAATATGTTACAGATAATTTTGGTATAGATCCAGAAATATTAGATATGAAGTATGGAGGATGGTTACACTCTTTAATAAAATGAATCAGTGATATTGTTTCTATAATTGGAGGTGAATAATGTTAGAACAATTGGTATGTTGTCTGAGGAAGTTAAAACGCGGGATTACTGTTGGAACTGATGGTGGTGTTGTAGGTTTGGGTATAGCTTTTGATCATGAAAACGGCGAGATATCTTTATTGTTAGGTTTCCTTGTAATAGAAATCGATTTTGATTAAGATAGTTATGAAAATTACTTATGAAGATATTGTTGTTAAAATAGTAGAAGCTACTAATGATGAATTAGTTAAGTTAAGATCTTTGTTAGAATTTGAAAATGGTTCTTTATTATTTAATGATAATGAATTTTATTTTGGGTTAATAGACTATTTAAAAAATAATGGTCTTAATATAGACTATTCATTATTATTAAATAAACTTAGTTATTCCTCTAAAGTAACAATTCATGAGAATTGTTTAATAGAAAAGAAACTTAGAGATTATCAAATATCATCTGTTAGAAAGGCACTACATCGTTTACATGGTGTCTTTCAAATAGCAACAGGTGGGGGTAAGACTGTTATTATAGCGGCTATTATTTATCATTTTTTGAACTATGTTAGTGAAGTAGACTCTGCTATTTGTATTGTACCTACAACTCATTTACTAAGACAAATGTATAATGAATTTGTTAGTGTTGGATTCGAAGAAAGTTCTATTTCAAGATTAGGTGATGGTTATAAGCTAGAAGATAAGCCTATTTGTATAGCAACTTCAGACTCAGCATACAATCAAATAAATAAGCTTAAAGATAGAAAGTTACTTATTGTTGATGAAGCCCACCATGTTAGTTCTAGGACATGGACGACAATCTGTACGAAGATTAATACTAGATATCGTTTTGCTTTTACAGGAACAGTTAGAGAAGATCCTAATTGCTATTCTTATTCAGATTTAGCGTTAATAGGGTTGTTTGGTCCTATTATACAAAATGTTAAAGCAAAGCAACTAATCAATAGAGGATATCTAGCACAACCTATTTATACTATAATAGATGTGGATTCTAAAAAGATACCTGGGTTTTATTGGCATTCAATTTATCAACAAGGAGTAGTTAAAAATTTAGTTAGAAATGAGTTAATATGTAAGTTATCGTATTCTTGTTATATTAATAAGTATAAAGTATTATGTTTTGTAGCAAGAAAAGACCACGGTAAGTTCTTATGTAAGAAAATAACAGATTGTTATGGAATAGAAACATTATTTACACAAGGTGGATCTACTTCATATCTTTATAAGCCGTCTGATAAGGTATCTAAAAATAATTGGGATATTAAAGAAATTTCTGATTATGTTAATGAAAATAATGAGGTTATTGTTGTAGCGACACAGGTTTTTGATGAGGGTGTAAACATTCCATCATTTAATACTCTTATTATAGCAGCAGGAATGAAGAAATATAGAAGGAGTATTCAACGTTGTGGTAGAGGTATGCGACCTAAAGAAAAAGATAATTTTGTATATATCTTTGACTTCTATGACGGTCAACATGTTTTTTTAAGTAGCCAGTCTAATTATAGAATAGAAACTTATGATCATGAGGGTTATATTTATAAGTCATTGGATGAGATTAAGGAAGTAACTGGTATTGATTGTATAACTGTTTAAGGATGTTGAATTGTGACAAAACAGAAATATGGTTATAGCGAAGAGTTTCAGGAAAGAATAGCTGCATTGTGTTTACAGGATCCTCGTTTTATATTAGATTATGAAGAAGTAATTAATCCTTCATATTTTGATAATGATTATCTGACATCTATAATTAGAATTTTAATTAATTATATTTCTAAATATAAGGTAGTTCCTAGTAAAGCTACTTATATAGAGGAATTAAGTGACTTTAATTCTCAATATAAAACTAGTAAAAAAACTGTTGATGCTATCTATGATAAACTTGATATTTTATATAATATAAATTTAGTTGATTCTCAATCTGTTAAAGAAAGAGTTATTAAATTTGCGCAGGAACAGGCTTTAAAAAAATCTGTCTTGGAGATTGTTGATCTTATAGAAAAGGGTAATAATTTTGATAAAGCATTTGATTTGATTAATCATGCTTTACAAGTAGGTAAGGATACAGCTAGTTTAGGGTCAGAGTTATTCGGTAACTTTTCTAAACTACCTTCTTTGATTGATAGAGGAGGTTTATTTAATAAGAAACGTAAAATCCCTACTGGAATTCCTAAATTAGATGATGCTATTTATGGTGGTCCTAGTAGAAAAGAGATTTGGGCAGTTTTAGGATTACCCGGTATTGGTAAGTCCCAATGGTTGGTTAATGTGGGAGCTAATGCTGTAAGACACGGATTTAATGTTGTTCATTTGACAATAGGCGACTTAGATGAAATTGATGTTCAGCTAAGATATGCGTCTAGGTTGACTTATCTTTCTATTGATGATGTTATTAATAATACTGATGAATACAAGAAAAAGTCGAAGGTTCTTGATAGGTGTACTGATAAATATTTAAGGATAAAGTACTATCCAGCTGCAACACTTACAACAAGTATGTTAAGAGCTTATTTATATAGGCTAAAAGTTAAGGAATGTTTTGATATAGATCTTCTTATTTTGGATTATCCTGATGAGATGAAAAGAGTTCATACCAGTGATTATGAAAATATGGGTATTATTTATGATAATACTAGTAATATAATATCTGAATTTAATTCGTTGTGTTGGGTAGGTTCTCAAGTTAATAGATGGGCACCGAAAGGTGATGAAGAATATATTACTATGGATAACATAGCCGATAGCTGGAAGAAGGTATATAAAGCTGATGGAATTACTAGCTTGAATCAAAGTATTAATGAATACAAAAGGAATAAATCAAGATTATGGGTAGAGAAGGTTCGGCGTGGTAGAAAACATCATTTGATTCATATGGAATCAGATTTTTCTATGAGTTACTTTAGACAAATGACTGATGAAGAGTTACAAAAGGAAAAGGAATATTTAGAAGTTCAAAGAGAAAAAGAAAAGATAGCTAAAAAAAGAGCAAGAAAGAAGAATGAGACATTGAACAAAAAAGCTGGGAGAGATAGATCATGAAAAAGAATTTAATTGTTTCAGATATTGATGGTGTGTTGGTTGATTTTATCAACGGTCTTATTAAGGCTGTTTGGGGTAGATTTCATGTATTAATTAATCGTAACGATATAGTCCGGCATAAGAAGACCTATGAACTTTTATATAAATTGATTAATGAAAATTGGTATAATGTTAGATATAATATTGCATATAGTTTTGAGGAAGTTTGTGATTTTTATAATGAATTAATTAATAATCCTAAATTTTATTCTCAATTAACCCCATTCTATAATTATTTAAATTTATTACAATGTTTGTATGTAAAATATGATCAATTATCATCTGAATGTAATTATGAGGTTTGTTATCTTACTAATAGAAGTAATGATGTTTTTCAATGTACTCTTGAATTTTTAGAACATTGGGGTGTAAATTTTCCATTGTATAGTACTGAGAATAAGTGTGTTGAGTTAAACAATTTTTTATCTACTGAAATATTTGAACAGATTATTGTTATTGAAGATTGTGTTGAAAATGTTGTAGAAGTAGTCGATGAACGAGTAACTCTAATTATTAGGCAACAACCTTATAATGGTATGAGGTCATCTGTTTGGTCGTTATATAAGGAAAATAATAGGATGATACGTATGTCTGAAGATGATATTGTAAAATTCTTATATGACTTTTGTAAAATTGATAGTAAATGGATGCTTTAATGTCTAAGTACTACCAGTGTAAATTACAGAGGTCCATAATAGGAAGTCTTTCCCTAAATTCTTACTTTGTGCAACCTGATTCGACTAATGCAAGTATTGTGGAAGAAACTATTAGATGGGTTAGAATTAAAAATGCTTGTGTTGGTAATGTATTAAATAATTCATGGAAGGTTGTTGAGGTATATAAATTAATAGGTGAGACTACTAAGGTTAATGATGATGGGACACCTAGAATAATTGTAGAGTTATTATGATTCCTAAATTTGATATAACTAATAAGAGAATATATTATACAGCTTATTCTAGTGGGTTATATGGTAACAAGCTTAGAACATGGTCATCATACGAAGAGTATCTTGAAAGTGGATTTAATGGCCTAGTTGTTATTAGATATTTGGGATCTATTGGCGGTAAGTATTGTTACTATAACTTGAAGAAAGAAGATGTATTACTTAAGATTAATTGTATATTAAAAGATGGAGGAGAATTAAATAGAATTATAATAAACGAACAGGCTCCAGATCAAAGTATTCTAGTTCAAGGAGAGTATTGGAATGGAGCTGATAACTTACACTATTTTATGTATTCTGATGTAAAGTTACAAATGAGAGATGCATTAAGAGAAAAGAGATTATACTCTACTGGCTATCGAACCTTGTTGATGTTTAGATATTTAATGACACCATCATCATACGAAGATTTTGAAGTTATTTGCGGAATGTTTCCAGATCATGTGATTGAGTTAAGTATTTATAGTGTTTGTGTTGGGGACATTGTTGGAAGAAACACTTTGTGTTGGGAAGTTAGAAAGTATTAATCATGTTAAAATTGTTGATTAAAAAGTTAGGACAGTATAAATTTAATAATTATAATGAGTATGCATTTTGCTGTCCATTTTGTGTTAAGGTCATTGGTAGGAAAGATAATAATTTTCATTTATATGTAAATATCAATAATAAACTATATTTTTGTCATAGATGTGGATCAAAAGGACCTGTAAAAAGAATTGTAGGATCTAACTTAGAATCTAGTAACGTAAAAGTAAGTGATTGGAAGAATATAAAAGAAATAATTAAATATGGAAGAAAGGAGAATAATAGTTCTAATTTTGAAGTAGAATTACCTAGAGATTATATGGAAATAATAAGAGGGAGTAAAGCACATAATTATTTATTAGATCGAGGTATTACTGATGAGGAAATAGCATTATATAAAATAGGTTTTGGTACAGAAAATCTTGAAGATATTAAATATGAAGAAAGGAGATATTATGCTGGTTCTGGGAGAATCATTTTTCCAGACTATGATGAAAATAATATATTGAAGTATTGGGTAGCTAGAACTTATGTTGGCCATCGAAATAAATATCGTAATCCGATTGGGGCTAAATCTAACAATCAATTATATGGTCTAGCAATAGCAAGAAATTACGATACTGTTGTAATAGTTGAAGGTGTAATCTCTGCGATACGAGGAGGGAAAAATTGTGTTGCAACCTATGGGAAGAACGTGACTCAACAACAGATCCTCAGGCTCACAGAATCGCGATTTAAGGCGTATGTGGTCGCTCTTGATGCCGATGCCAAGCAAGAATCCCTAGCCCTTGCTACCCGGTTGTCGAGTCTTGGATGTCGTAATGTGAGAGTTGTTAAATATAATAGTCTTGATGATGACCCAGCTAGTGTTCCTGATTTCAACAATTTAGTTGATCTATCTTTTAGTTACAACTTTTTTGATCTAGTTAAAGAAAAGGTATTGACTTAATACCAACTTTGTATCACTTTTATAGGAGAGATCGTTATGAAGAGCTTTAGAATGAGGATGGTTAGTAAAATTGATAAAAATGGGCAACGTTATTTCTTTTTGACATCTAAGGTCCCATTGTCGATTGACCTTTCAAACACCGTTATTCATTTTTATCAGAACATGCAGGATGGGGATATTACAGGAGAGTTAGTGGTGAGATTCTTCGAAGAATCACACTCCCAAAAAAGTTTACCAGAAAAGAAGGAGTAGTTGTGGATATAGGTAAAGATCTTTGTAAAGTTGAAAATTTTGAAAATGTCGAGAATAAAAGTTTTGAAGACTGGATAAAAGAACTTAGTGTGTTTATTTGGCATTTAGCTAAAAAGTTTGAAATCGACGGGAAGTTAGATGTAGAAGATCTTTACCAAGAAGGCTTAATATTATTATACTCAGTCTATAACGAGTGTTTATCTAGTGGTGATAATCATAATCTTCCTGGTATTTTTAGATATAGATTACCGAAAAAGTTTGGAGATTGTCAAAAGTATTATTTATCAAAAGGTCGTAAATGTATAGCAGAAAAAAGATATATTGATGATCTATCTTGTATAGATTCTTCTGAAAGTAAGGATGAGTCTGATGGTATGGATAGGTGTAGTTATTTACCATCTAGGGTTTATAGACATAGAGATGGTGTGTCTGAATTTGTAAGTCATATATACAGTTTAAATCCATATACTTATTATGTTTGTTATATTGAGTTTGAGAAATTTTGTAAAGAATTTGTTTCTTTTTTAGAGTGTGATAAAGAAAATTCTGATGTAATTGAATTATTTAAGTTACTTGTTAATATAGAGAATATAGAGCTTGATTGTAG